AAGTTGTTGTTTGTACCCAATCAATTAAAGAAGGGTCCAACTGAATATAAAAAGTGTCTTTATTTATTGAGTTTGTAATTTTGAAATTCTTTGACGCAGATTTTCCATATGTTGGGTTGTCGGCTAAACGCGAATTGTAAATTTGTATTATTGCCGTTAATTCACTCAGAGCCTGTGTTCTCCTTTCAGGACCTAACTCTGTTTTGAACGCATAAACCTCTTGTCCTGTGTTTGATAAAATATAGGGTTTGTTATTAAGGTATTTTGTAAACCAAGAATCAGAATCCCCTCTTACTTTATTGTAATATTCTTTGAGAGTTTTCCTGTAGGTTTCTGCATCAGTAAGTGGTTGTAAATCTACTTTAGTATAAGACGCAACAATTTTTTCTTGGAAATTTTTTAATCTATAACCTAATTCAGGTAAAGTGAGTTCAGGAAAATCCAAAGGAATTAAACCTTTGCTCTTATACTCTCCATAAACCTCCCTTATTTTTTGATAACCCCTTTGACTAACAACTGTTTCACTTACACTATATTCAGAGTTATTGGCGTCTGCAGAATTCGACAACTGTGAATTTAGTTGGCTTCTTGTTGTTGTATCATTCTGTTGAGAGTCAATTGGAGTACGATTAATGTTGAAGGTTGAGGTATACATATTTGGTAGTGCCGTAAGGTGTCCCAATGTAATCTCATTCAAAATATTGTATTTGTAACCAAAAAACTGACACGTCACTTGATAGTTTCCACTAAAGGTATTAAAACGAGCGTTAAACTTATGTAAGTTCAATTGATACCTAATCGCCTGTCCATACCATCCCTTGAGAGTCAAATAAAATTGAGGGTAAGGTAATTGGAAAAACGCGGCGTAAGGCGATTGGTCACCCTGTTCAAATAAAGCTCTACCTTGTACATCTTCAAGCTCGATTGTGACTTCAGGAATAAAGTTTAAACTAGTCCTTACATTTATACTAGTAATACCTAATAGACCCGGGTCGATAGTCATTCCCCGCTCGTCAGTTGTTATAGATTGTTTATAAAAATTTGTACCGTCTTGGTTTGTAACAACAGTTTCGTTTCTTTGTAATCTTGCCTGACCATTTATTGCGCCCAATCCTGTCAGGTCATCATAATAACCACTATTAAGAAATTGGTCATTATTTGGTTTTAAGAAGTTAATTTTCGCAATCGAAATGGTACGAATGTTATCTTGAGGAGTACCTCCGACGGCAAGTTTTGTTCTTGGTAATAAATCAACTTCTAAGTTGGCAAACATTACCAAGTTCTCGTGGTCAACCAAACGTTCTTCAATTATTTTTTGCCCGTTAGTTGACGTTCGTGAAGTTTTGTTTGGGTCTACAAGAATGATGTTGTTGTATGCCTCTTCAACGAATATATTTCCTGAATTATCCGAGAATCCATTACCTGCCATAATAATAGAAATAGTTTTCTATTGACGCTTTATAATCTTGTAGAGAAGCTACCAAAGGAAACGGAACTGTCAAAATTGCTCCGTCATAAATGTTATTTTCAAGTCCACCGAATTGTGGATTGGCTTGTAGAATTAACCACCCAAAAAAAGGTGAGCCATAATATTCTTGTGATATTCTATCGAGTCTACTTCTTCCTACTTTGTAAACAAAAACTTTGTCCGTTGGTTTTGGGTCAATATTTACAAATGGAACAACGGTCTGTTGCCCATTCACCAAGAATTGATTGTATCTGTTGTAATACTGAAACGGCATCTTATAACAATTGAACCTTTGGTGTTATGACGTTAGCGGATTCAGAAGCCCAAGTCGTTACGTCCGTATTGGTATTGTTCTTGAGTCCCAAGTTTTTGATAAGGATTTTCCTTGTATTAGAAGGTGATGCATCTTTCTCATAAGTAAACACTCTCTTCTTCTCACTTGAGAATGGTGTGTACACCAAGAAGGTTTTAAGTCTTTCTTGACTTATTCCGTTAATGAATGCGTTGGTGACCTCATTTTCTTTGTTGAATATCGGTCTTGCAATCTGTGTCCAATAAGCATCGAATGGTCCCGACAAATCAGTATTACCTTCTTTAATTTCTTTGATGTTCCCAATAATCGCAGTTTTAAAAGTTTCAAAGGTTGGTTGGTCTGTAGCTTCCTTGGAAAGGATAAAGTATTGTCTTTTGTTTGCAACGTTGTTCCAAAACGAGATATTATTTCTGAATTGGTCACCATCATTCGGTCTTGTAAATGTAATATTTTCTGAGGTGAATGGGTTAAACACATTCACAATAAAATTATTCAAGTTAGTTGTTGGGTCTTGAACTAACAAACCTGAATAACTAAGACCATTTTGTGTAAAGGTAAAGTTGGTTGTCACACCCTCATCAAAAGCGTTCAAGTCTGTGGCAATTTTTACAATATCATCGTTCAGCTCTAAAAGAGTGTTTGCCGCGGTTGAAGACGGGTGAACATCTGTTGTTCCCGCAACATTAAAGATTATGATGTTTCCGTTCGCCTGTTGGAATCCGTCTGTACCTGTATTAGGTACTGAACCCAAAAATGGTACTGTATTAGCCCTTGTGAGTTGTTGAATCAAACCTTCCTGTGACGTGGTAAGTCCTTGTAGAACTGTGGTAATTGAGTTTGCAAATGAACCCTTTTTACTTTGAACATAGTCTTCCATGTTTTTCTTTATCAATCTCATTACTTTTGGGCTATAGTTTTGTCCACTCATAAAGGTAATGAATCCATCACTACCACTTTGAATATCATTAAGGTAGTTTGAGAAGATTTGATTTACCGTAAATTCAATTTGTGAAGGTTTACCAAAAATTCGTGATATCTGATTAGAATTGGCTAATACTGGACCTTTGATGTAATTTCTACTCAGTGAGAATATTTGTCTAACTGCGTTGTTGTACTGACGAGTCAAATCAGTATTCTTACTAACCACATTAGTAAAGTAACCCTGAGTAGTGGTCTTGAATTGATTCATAAACGTTTTATACTCAGTGGTTCCTGTTTGGCTTGTAGATGTCGTTTCTGTTGTTAGAATGTTTCCAATAGTGTCAAAATTTGATGAACTTTGAGTTGTTTGAATTTCTTGAACTGTTGGTGGTGGAATAGTAATATCCAAATCATCCAAGAATTGTTTGTCAATAACTTGATAACTGGTGTCTGTAGCGTCTGCCCTGTCGTCATAAACTTCGGTATTTGCGTAGAAGTTAAACGAAAGAGCATTTTGAAGTTTGTCGACAGCATTTTGAAGTCCTTGACCTCCAACAAAATTAAAGGACAAAGTTATGTTCGCAACCATCGGTTGAACTCCAATTCCTTCAGGATTCAAATCCAAACCTTCGTAGCTGATATTTAAGTTTGTTGGGATTATTTTTGAGTGATAAAAATCACCAACACGAAGTACCAACACTGGAGGAGCACCGAACGAAGTATTGACGGCATTGTTGTATTCCAAAGTACTGACTCCTTGTTTATCAACTTTTGTTGTTGGTATGGTATCACCAGGTCTCATACATTGTTGAAGAAATGTCAAACGAGAATTCAACCCCTCAGGAGTAATTGAGTGGAATGCGGGATGAAAAAATTTAAGTTTTTCCTTGAGGTTATCATATACCATAGGAGTTTCCTCTTTAATAACTTCAAAGTAATCACATTCAGACAACAAACCTCTGAGCACTCTTTTGGTGATATTGTTTCTGAACACCGTTTCTTGAGTTACAACCTGTTGTGTAACGGTTCTTGAGTCAACGACAGAAGTTAGTTCTTCTTTGTATCTTGGTGAAGATGGAACAATAATTGGTGGCAATTTTGGTGGTGGCGGAATCTTGACCGTTATATTTTCAATTGCGGTTCTTCTACACGACATCGCATTCACAGAATAAACGGCTACGGGTCGAGAACTACTATCGGCGGAAGTTGAACAGAATTGTCTGTCGTAAGTTGCCCCATCACCATCTGGGTCAACAAAAGCAACTTCACCTGGCGAGGTTGAAACTATTGTCAATTTTTTTTCATCAATAAATCTTCCCAAGTTTCCAATGGTTCTAATAAATTGTACGGCAGCGTCAACACGTCTTTGTCCCAAAGCTCGGTTGTAATCAGCAGAAGCAGGACTTGAAGCCGTACCTCTCAAAACTAATTCGGCTGTGGCTTGTGGGTATTGAGTTAATCTATCATTGAGCAATAAAAGTTTTTCTTGAATTTTGACTTTGTTTGCCTCGACAATGTTTGTAAAAAATACCGAAGCCTTTTGAGGTTCCAAACTTGTATCTGCGTAAATTTGCTTGCTCTGAGAACTAATATAAGTGGTATAGTAGTTCTCGTAGTTTTGAACCGCCTGATTTGGTTCAGGAATGTCATTGTCAAAATACAGACCCAAATTAATTAATTCTTCAAAATTATCTTGGTTACCTGTTTGTGATGTATCTGAGGACGTATTTGTATTTCCCCCACCTGTAGTTCCACCATTTGATGTGGATGCGTCACCAACTTGAATCGTGTTTTTGATGTATCGAATTTCTTCGGTTGTAATATCTTGGTTTTGGATTCTCTGTTGAATTTCAAACAAATCTTCAGGATTGATTGTGTAGTATCTTGCAGCCAATTCATAAATGTCGTATTTACGACAACCAGCAAAGAACGATTCAATAATTGAGTCTATTCTATTTTTGTTATTTTCGTTAGACAAAACCTTATTGACAATCATATTCATGATTGAAGGGTGGTCTACAATAATACTCCAATTCAAACTTCCCGAACGGTTTGAGTTTTTGTATGTGAATACCGGTTCGGGTCTTCCAATAAAATCTGTTTGTTGAAATGAAGCATTGGTGCTTTCGCTGAACTTTAGGTTATAAGGGGGAAACCACATAATTCTTCCACCATTAGGTCCTCTCTCACAAACCGCTAAATCACCATAAGATAAACCCGGTCGGTTGGATGTTCTCCACGCCAAGTTTTCTAATGAGAACATATACTTTTTGGCGTAACCATTAATATCACCTCCCGCAGGTGGAACACCATTGATAAGGTTTGTTGAATCTTGTCCACCCTCTCTTTTGTTTGGGTAGATGTTAAGATTGTAAGTACTATCTAAAACAGAGTATGAAAATCTTCTGTTTTGAGTTGTCATACCATCTTGTTTCTGTAGGTCGTTGTACTGAAGGTATGGAGTATCTTTAGTGAAAATTCTACAGTATTCAGCACCTACTTCGGCGCCAGGTTGTCCAATGTAACGAATTACTTTAGAACCTTTTGTAATCTCTTTGTATCCGTCGTTGAATACTTTAGAAACTTGGTCGATGGCATTTCCCGCGTGTTGTTGTCTTCTACCACCACTTCTTGGTTGAGAATCAATTATACGTTGAGTTTCATCAAGGATTGAACCCTGACGGAAATCGTAGTTCGTTGATTCAGTTGGTCCATAACCTGAAGGAGCAAAATCGGGGTCATCAGCAATCACCTTACCACCCGGTCCTACATACTTACCAGCGTTTCCTCTGAACTTAGGTGACACCCAAGTGAATCCACCTTCAATACCACCACCACTACTATAGGTTGGTCCGTTAGCACCCAATCTAAGAGCCCTACCAGGTCCTTCGTATAGTTGGGCTAACTCGGATGGTCCATAAACCGGTGATTGAATTTCCCTACCGAATCGGTCAACAGGTAAGTCCCCTACGGGTGAAAAAATCTGACTTGGTTCAGACTTAACGGAACCAACATAATAATCACTGTTATTAGAAAAGGTTCCAACTAAAGCCCCCGCGACTCTATCCAAGATTCCTCTATCGTAACCAGGTTTGTATACGTTATAATCAAGGTTATTGAAAAGCGCTGACTTTTGTCCGGCACCTGTGTTGGCTAAAAATAATTGTGAACCTGTTCTTGGTTGTCCACCAATACCCGCGAAAAATCTTCCGATTCCCGCAAACAAGTTTTGAACCCCGTATGCTGACGCTAATTGTTGAGTAGTTGTTGGAGTTCTACTATTGATTGAAGGGTCAAAGTATGAACCAGGAATTGTAGAGAATGGTGCGTATGTTCCTGACAATCTGTTAAGTGCCGACGCCGCAGCCCCTATAATTGTCGAGGGGGTTGTAATAGTGTAGTTTGGTTCCAACAAAGGAACTCTACCCGTTATAAGATTGAAGATATCTTCCCCACCATTCACATTGAGGAAGTTGGCTCTACCACGGGTTTCTTGGGTTATCTGACGAGCTACGTTGTATTCAAAAGATTTTCTGTAAAATGTTGCTCCGAGTTTGGCTAAATAAGAATCCGATGACAGGGGTCCATTGGAACCTGTTGGGTCAGGGTTTAACACCAAACTTACCGCACGATAAGTTGACGGGCTAAAATTGGGATATGGTTGGGAGTCCGTACCTCTACCGTTGTTGGTACGGAGTATTTCTAATTGACCAATAAATTCACCTGCATCATATAACTGTGTTGTGTTGGCATATGCGTTGAGAGGTTTCCACGCCGGTGACAATGTTCCTATACCTTGTAACGCAGCAACTGCTGCCTCGTCCAATATATTTGCGTCTTGGTACCCATACTCCCCCTCGTTGGAGTTCGTGTTCTGTAGTGTCCCTGGGTCTCTTACTTGGGTATATCCTCCGTCAGCACCGTATTGGTTCAGGGGATATAGTTTGTTAGCTAAAATTGGGTTGTCAATTAAGGTATCATCACTATCGGTTGGTGATAAATCTCTTTGAGTTGTTTCGTAGTTGATTGGCGGACTGATTGCACTCGGTGACTTTTTATAAGGCACCAAGTTCCTAACAACAAGTTTTTTTCTAAAAACTTCTGAACTAGGAAAATCTAATGGACTCGGCATTCAGTATTCTTTTCTAATAAATAGGAATTACCCACCTTTTTTCGGTAGAGAAACGTTGGCTTTATCCATCTGTTCTTTCATTGTGTTATAAAGGAACTCCTTGAACTCAGGTGTATTAATATAACGTGTGAGTTCTCGAGCGTCAGTGCCAGGTGGAACATTGATGTTCAAATCAATTTCTCCATCGAAGTTTACATTTGTAGTACTTATTTTATCCAGAGCTCCTTTTGCCGTGTTTTTTACATTTTCAATGCTTGACGTATCTATCTTGTTAGCCAAGGACATGGCGGCTTTGTAAATAGGATTCGACTCTAACTTTTCTTGATTTTTAAAGTTATCTAACGCCTCCAAAGCAGTTTTCAACGAACTATCCTTAATCATCTCCGCATTGGTGGTCAACATATCTAAAAGATTTGTTCTGTTGGTTTCGGTGTTATCTGACAAGATTTTACCTACAGCATCATTGAATTCATCCCCTAAACCTTCAACACTTTTTCGGAGTTCTTCTCCTGATGGTGCAGCTTTAAAGATACTATCAGCACCCGCACCAGTAACATCTCTCACAGATTCAAACCCTCTTGCTAATCCAGTCTGACCCGCAATAGCATAACCAATCTGATATGGTAAGGCTTGAATATCCAATCTCATAAGTTCAAAAGTACCCTTTTGGCTCCTGAGGATATCTTCCATAGTCTTTGGGGTATCCTCATATTGTTTTCTGAGCATTCCCATTTGTTCTTCGGTGATGTTAGCCAAGTCCACTTTACCAGCATCCTCAATCTCAACAAAGTAACGTCCACCCTCACCCATCTTAGCCATGTTGGCAATTAAAAGTTTGTCCTCTTCAGGAGCATCAATGTTGAAACTAATTTGAGACAATCTTCTATCTAAATCGGCACTTGATAATGCTACCTGACTAAACTCCTTGTAAGTCATCCCCGCAGCCTCAGCAAGGTCATGCATCAACCTGACCCCACCAGGGTTGATTTCAAATCTTCCCGTTTCGTCATTGAATTGAGTAAATTGTCTTGTCATTTCAATCAGACTATCCTGTAATCCTTCAGGGTCATTGATTGATGCGTCCATCAAAGCGAATGGGTCTATCAAAGTACCGGCAGCCACTCCCAATCTTTGGAATGCTTGTGCGGTCTCCAAAGCCCCTTGTGGATTCATAACTTTGTCAGCGAAAGCTGCCGTCTTACTCATATCTAAACGGACCATAGACGCCTGAGCCGCCATACGAGTAAATCCTTGTACCCCTCCATCAAAATTGAATCTGTTGAGTAAGTCAGTTTGTTCTACCACGGAACCCATAATGGTTTTGGCGTTCAGACCAACACTTTGAACATATTGAACGCTTTCGAGAATAGTGTCCCCGATTGTGGTCATTTCAATACCTGCCGCAGCGAAACTATCGACAATTCCTGATGTTTCTTTTCCTAAAAATTGTGAAACAGCAAAAAGGTCTGTGACCACATCTGTTGTGGCGACTACGTTTCTTCTGGCTCCTTGAGCAATTTCTGTGACGGTAGCGGCAACATCTGTAATATTACCTCCAAGTCTTTTGATTCCACCCGCACTATCGGCTAATACATTGTTGAATTCGAGGACTCGTTGTCTACTCTCCCCGAAACCGGAGTTGATAGCAACAATTCCATCTTGAATTCTACCAATATTACCAAGAAGATTGACGGACTCTTTTAATCCATCATTCAGACTTTTCTTATCTTCATCTTCCATAGGGAGTGTTTTCTAATAAATAGATTTTGTGGGATTTTTTTTTATTTTTTATTATCTTCAATCCACTTATCTAATAAAAACTTCCTTGTAAAAACGGGCATTTTAAGAAAATCAGTCCACGATATATGTAGGACCGAAGCCAAATAATAAAATTCCGACAATTGAGTTTGTCTATACTCAGAAGAAAGGGCGAAAAAATTCGACCCCAAAACCCACATTCACGGTGAGTCTTTCTCCAGACGGGGTCATAATGATGCGGGACATATCCAAACGGGGTTCGTTTTTGTCCATGAATTTTTTTATGTGTTTAGAATCGGCAATCATCATCGTTTCAATAAAACGAGAAATCATTCCCTTATCTGTATTTCCGTCTACGGCAATAATTTCTTTCTGAAGTCTCCACGTTCTTCTTGGTGCAACTCTACCTTGGGGGTATGTGTCAACTTGTTTTTGAATCTCATTAACTTCGCCATATGTAAGTGATTTGAGTTTTACGTTAGCTCCTGAAATAGGTAACATCGTTTCGAAAAATCCATCTTCGCCAGGTTGTTCACCATTAATAATTGTTAATTCATCCAACCTTATGTTGGTCGTAAATTGTTTTTGAGTTTTTGGGTCAGTGAGTTTGAGTTCAACTTCGGGTCCAAAAGCAGTGTTTCTTAAGAAAATTAAAATTGCTTCTATATCTCCCTCCAACAATTCCTCAACCTTCATACCGGGTTCATAGATTTTGTTTCTGAGAAGGTTGAGTACCATATCGGTTCCACCCGCCATAATAATGTTTTCATCAGCAGCCGTAAGGTATCCAACCTTAATTGACGACTTCTTTCCTTTATAAAACCATCCTTGTGATGGTAGACCTACCACATCGTGTGGTAAGTCAAAATTCATTTGTCCGTATTCTTGCGCTTCTGTTGCCATATAAAAAAACCGTAGAGTTTTGCTCTACGGTTAAAAATAATTTGATATGAATTATTGTAAATGAAAAATTAATAAATCAATACACAACGGTCCATCCTCAAAGTGGCACTGATGGTAGCCAATCCGTCTTGTGAGTAGGACAATGAATTAAAGTTAACGTCAGTTAAGAATGTACCATAAAGAATCCATTTTTCTACTACAACACCCGTTGGGTCCAACATCTCAAGGTCAATGTCCTTTTTGTAACCCGCAGCGTAACCCATACGTCCTGTTACAGATTCTGCGTGTAAACGAACCCACTCCATTAGAGCTTGGGCTGCGGATGGACCGATTGGGTCGCGGAATACAACCGGAATTGTTTGCCAGTTGAACCTACCCGCCACAAACGTAGAGGTGTTCAAAAATTGGATTTCAGTAGCACCGATTGTAATGTGCGGTCTGGCGGTTGATTCTACAAACCATTCGTTAATTCCCAAGGTTGAGGGAAACCTAAGAATGAAACGATTCTGACGTTTCGGTTCGTAGGGAATGGGCATTTTCATTAATAAATCTGCCATGGTGTTTCTTTTTCTTTAGACGTTTTATCTTTGTTTATAAATATACCCTGTTAGAAAATTTTTCTCTTTACTTCTAAAACAGAAAAATTACTCTTTCATTAAATCCAGTACTAGTATTCTTTCTTAGTTCCTCCTTTAGTGGTATATGTTTTAATTGGTTCTTTTATCCCTTTAAAATATGTTTTCATTGCGTCTACATTCTTTTCATCATCATCTGAAAAGCCAATAGATGGTATAAAATTATTAGCAATGTCTTTTTTTAGAAAGGCTTTCTTTTGTAGGAGCGCCGCCATTGATTTAACATAACGGACAAAATCTTCCATCGCTTGTACTTTTAACTCTTCGGGGCTCGCCGCCGACGCTTCTTGTCCAAAACTCACAGGGTTATAACGATTAAGTTCTAAATAGGAACGGATAAGTTCCTCGTCAGACATGTCTTCTTCACCCGCAAAATCACGATATTTTTTTAGGTTTTTAATTAACTCTTGACGGTCTATCCCCCCAAAATTGTTTTGGATGTAATTGTAAATCGCCTCTTTGAGGGTGTTTGGGTGATGACCCCTTGCGGTGATTATCGCAAAAATAGACCCATTGTTGATTGCTTCACGGAAATCATCCCATGCGGGTCCCATTTGAGCTTCTAAAGCATCATCCATAAATTGAGCGTCACCCTTCACACTGAAATATCTAAATGGGTCTTCCGCAAAACCAACAACTGTGGAACCTTTGTAAGGGAATGGTTCTTTACCTATTTTTTCTCTGTGGTCTGCAAAGTCCGAAGTTGACATCATAACCTCGTCACCATCCTCGTCTAACACAACAATCTTTGTTGGCATGTGAACGATGTTGTCATCCCAATCAAATGCGTAGTATTTTAAATCGGGACCCGCTTCGGTTATTTTTTCGGATAAAAGTTTTTTCATCGGTATTTGGCTAAAAAGGGGGGATTAGTTCCCCCCTTACAAAGATATTAAATATTCTCAAACGAAGCTCCTGTTGGAGTAATTAAGAATTCGATGTCGATGAATTCAAGTGCCTTCGTTGGTTTTAGGTAAATTTTACCTGTTAATGTATTTCTATCCAAATCTTCAGGAGTAGAACTTACAGTTACACGGAAGTCGTAGAGACCTCTATCTCTTCTGATTGAGTCAAGGATTGGGTTTACCGAATCCAAGAACTGTTGTCTTACGATTTCATCGTTCTGTTCGAACAACAACCTTACTGCGACAGCTGAAATCAACTTACGAGCTTGTAACAACAATCTTCTTACGTTCAATCTGTTAAGAGCTGTATCTCTAACCTGAAGGGTTTTGTTACCCCAAATTACTGTACCGACATCAGAGAAGGTAGCAATTGGGTTAAGTCTTCCTTGGTAGAGGATGTCTCTATCTTCCTGAGTAAGTCTCAATCTTGCTTTCACAGAATTAACAAGACCTCTTGTGTAACCCGCCGATGCGAACCATGGGAAAGAAATGTTGTCTGTGAGTGCTAAGTTTCTACAAACCTGACCGGTAGGTGGAAGGTAGAGTTGTGTATTATTCACAGTATCTCTTTCAAGAATCCATGGGTAGTAAGTAGCCGTGTACGAAGAGTCAATACCGGTTCCGTCAAGATTATCTACCGCCTCTTGTGGGTAGATAATTTCGTATTGAGAACCAGCGTCAGGAGTGTACATGTTGTAGTCAGGAGTGGTTACGATGTAAACCGAGTCAGCTCTCTGATTTGTTACCATGTCAATTGCCGCTTCACAAAGATTGTTATTATTGATGTAGTCAATACTTCCTGTTGCGAAGACGTTGATGTTAGTTGATTCAGGATTGTTGAATGACAAGATACCAAGAAGGTATGCATAATAGTCAGTATTTGCGAAATCCTGAGTGTTGTCCGCTACTACAATTCTTTTGAAGGTACCCTCTCCAGACGCTGTTGGGTATCTTTGGGATAAATAAGCCCCTTGTAGGTAACCTGACGCTCCAAGTTGGAACCTGTCAGTATTTGTTCTAAACTCACGATAAATGTCCCATCCGTCAAATCCTCCTTGGAACATAAATGTGAACTTACGAGAATACAAGAAGTAGTATGGGTTAGCTTGAGTTGTTGGTTCCGCTTTGAAATCCGCAATACCACAAACAAACGCTGGTGTTCCACTCGTAACAAAAGCATTACCGATTGTAACAACAGTTGCTCCTGAGTCAAAGTGAAAACCTTGTGTTTGGTAATTCCATGGTTCAGAATCAGTCGCTTCATACCAATTGACTGTTGGGTTTTTTCTACCCTTATACTGAAGGAGGTCAGAGTCGATACCAAAAAATGATGAAATTCCCAAGTAACTTCTTCTGACGTTATCTCCCGAAGCCGTTACAACATTCGAGCCACCTGCGGTTGTGCCAAAAGGTGGGTCAAAAAGAGTTTCGCCAGGGTAAAAATATCTGTTCTTGATAATTGGGAATGGTGAAGGATTGGTCGGTGATTCGTAAATTCTCTCATCAAGACCATAGAAACCACATGGAAGTGCGTCAAACGGAGCCTCATCCGCCATTTCAATCATAACATAAGCAGAGTTTAATGGGTATTCACCATCGAACGAACCAATCTTTTTACCCACAAAACTATTAGTTGCTGGGTCCAAAGTACAATTGGTATATTTTTCAAGAACGATTGGATTAGCATCTGTATCAAAGAAATCTCGTACCTGTACGTCAAAGGTCATATTACTGAAAGATACGTTAGCAATCGAAATTTTGATTTGAGTGTTTGCCAAATCACCATCAGAAATAGAAACAAATCTAAACAATCTGTAAACTTTATTACCACGAAGTTCAGAAACTACATATGGTGTTTTTGGACTTTGGTATTGTTGGAGATTCCACGCAATTGAGGTTGTTGAAGTAATATCACGAGCTTCAGGAAGAGCAATAAAGTCACAATTTAAACCTCTCACATATCCTTTGTTGTATCCGTAAGTCAAAAGACCTGGATATGATTCCTCAACATACACCGGTACCTCAAACTGAGACTTACTAAAATTAGTTATTCCGAGAACTTTAGTTATGTAATTAGCATTACTTGCCCCAAAAGAAACATCAAAATCGAAGTCGGTTCCTGTTTTAGTTACACCACTGATTTGGAATGTTGAGAATGGGTTTTGACTAATACCCGAGTAAGGTCCTGTACATACAATTTGTAAATCAGTAAGACCTGTTACTTGATAAAGTGGACCATGGTCAGTTGCGGTGTATTCCGAAACACCTCTTGAACGTAGAGTACCGACAACTAAATTACAATATTCAGTGAAAGATTCTCCACTGTAGAAATATACGTTACCTGATAAAGTTCCTGAGAAAGTGTTTGTAGCACCTGTTGCATAATTTGTAACTACGTAATTCCAAGCATAACCCGAATAATCACATGAACTACCTGTAACATTAAAATTAGCGTAGTACCAAGGGTCATTTATACTGTCAGTCAAATCGTTTGCTAGAGGGTCAAGACTATCAACTCCAAAATTGTTACTTAACACAGAGTATTGAGAGTTTAATTGGTCATACCCAACCTGAGAGGGCATTCCGTAAAATTGTGCCGTTGTAGCTGATAACGAAGTGTTACCCGATATGGAGTTCATGAACCCTTGAATGTCTTTCGAATAAGAAGATGTTGAACCGTCATAGAGGGTGTATTGTGTGTTGAGAGAGTTTGAAACTATTGAAGGTAGTGCAGATGTAAAAGTCACAGATGTACCTGTCGATGTACCTGTGAAAGTAGCCGACCAAAAAATTTGAGCAACACCAGCGTCAATACCTACGGTTTCCCCGTCAACGTTTGCAATAGCGGTTATAGTCCATGAAGGACCAGCGTCATAACCTGAAAGCCCCAAGACTCTTGTTACAAACAATTGATTAGATTGTTGAAGGTAGGCTTTAGCGATGTAAGCCGCTTCGTATTTAGGAATCTGAGTTCCTACAAATTTTTCAGGGGTTACACCACCAAAAAAGTTCTGAAATTCATCGTAGTTTGTTATGAATATAGGTTCGAAAGCCGGACCGTATAGAGTTTCACCAACCAAACCTAAAGTCGTTACACCAACGCTTTGTGCTACAAATGACAAATCAGTTTCGGATGTATAGACACCAGGAGATACAAAAACCTTTTGATTGGCTTGTGTTGTTACTTGAAAAAACATATTTTAATTTTTCTTATTCGGATTTATTTTATAGATAAATATTCAAGTAAAAAGTAAAAAACTTGACTTTTGGATATGTATTGATAAGCAGTAAGATTTTATTCTGC